TCGGCATGGCCTATGGACAGAGCTACACCGACGGCACCTTCTTCTACTCGACCGACGGCGCCTATTATTATGGCGATCTCACCAAGGACCTGATGATCGAGCTTTGGGGCGCGCGGTTCAATGCGCCGCAGGTCGCAATCGAGCTGAAACCCATCAACCTCGACGGCGGCATGCGGGCGATCGATATTCTTGCCGGCACCATCGCTCCGGAATCGACCGAGCTCATCTATGAGATCAAGGCGCCGGGTGGCGATTGGACGCCGCTTGCGCCCGGCGGTTCGCCGGCGCTCAACGGCGCGCCGCCTTTGGTGCAGTTCCGGGCTCGCTTCATCGGCACGCGCGATATGCAACCCGGCCTCATGCTCGGCGGATCGCGCCTTTCGGTTTCGCGACCCAAGACCTCGTTCCGGCACGTGTCCACGCCCATTACGCTTGCCGCGGCATCCAACAACATCTTCGTGCGGCTGCTGCTCGAATATTTCGACGATACGCCGCATGATTGCACCTGCCGGCTCCGCATCGGCGGCGCTGACGAAACGCCGGATGTGGTGACAGATCGGGTGGTCAGTGAAGCCGACGGGCGGATCGAGCGCACCTTCAACTTCCAGCTCGGCACTGCGGTTTCCGGCTTCACCGTCGTGATCGACGGCGCGACCAATTCACCGGCATCGATGTTCCATGCCGCCGAGCGCATCCATTGGGCGCTCTAAGGGGATAGCCATGAGCAAGGCCGTAAAGAAGCAGCAGCCACCTTCGTTCGAGCCCGAAAAGCTCTATCGTATTCGTCTCAGACGGACGGTGGAGTTCAACGGCGTGCGCCTTCGGCCATTCGACACCCATTTGGTCAAGGGCAAGATCGCCCAAGCCATTGAGGACGCCATCACGCAGGCGGAAGCGATCGATTGACATGTCGATCCGATACGACGTTTACCGGATCAAGCGCGGCGACAATCTGGGCGATCCGGAATTCTGGAACGTGCGGTTCCAGGAACTCGATTTGCGCCTGCACGCGCGTGAACTCGACGGCCAGAAGATCGACACAGCGGTCGATCAGATCACCACAGTAGCGCTGGAGCGTATCAACACGACGTTCCTCAATTTTCTGGCCGACACCACAAACCGCATGAGCGAGATCGAGGCGCAGTTCGACACGATGCAGACGGAAATCGCCTCGTCCGTGCAGGCCGTTCAGGCGCTTGCGGATCAAATCGACGATCTCGTGCAGGGCATCATCGACGACGGAACATTCTAAATGCCGGCACGGATCAAGCTTTTGCGCTCGTCCACGCCGGGCGCTGTCCCCTCATACCTTGAGAGCGGCCAGATCGCGATCAACGAAGCCGACGGCAAGCTGTTCTGGCGGCGGGCCGACGATACGGTCGGTACTGCCGACCTCAATATCGAGGCGCAGATCGACCAGGCGATCGCAGATCTGGTGAACAGCGCGCCCGCCGCGCTCGATACCTTGCAGGAATTGTCGGCGGCGCTCGGCAACGATTCGAATTTCGCAACCACCATCGCCAATGCACTGGCCGGCAAGGTGCCGGCAACGCGAACCATCACGGCATCTGGTCTTGTAACTGGCGGCGGCAGTCTTTCCGATGACCGCACCATCAGCGTGCCAGCGGCCTCCCAAGCCGAGGCCGAGGCAGGCGCTGACAATACCAAGGCGATGACGGCGCTGCGCACCGCGCAAGCGATCAGTGCCCGGGTGCCGGCCGGCGTTTCGCCGGCACGGCAGATTCAAACCTCGGGCCTTGCAACGGGCGGCGGCGATCTTTCGGCCGATCGTACGATCAACGTGCCCGCGGCGGCCCAGGCCGAGGCCGAGGCGGGCACCGACAATACCAAGGCGATGACGCCGTTGCGCACCGCGCAAGCCATCACGTCGCAGGGAAATGCCAAGTTTCAACCGATTCCGTCGTCCTCGAGTTATCCCGTCGGCAGCCTGATCCTCGCTTTGAAGAACAATTCCGGCGGCGTCAACGACGGCGCATCTATCGCCGGGTCGAATTTGCGGCGCGTCTTGTTCGGGCTTGACGCCAGCGGCTATTTCACGATCGACACTAACGCCGGCAGCTTATCGGGAACCTGGGTGAACGTGTCGGGGCATCAGATCAGCCAGATGACGACCAGCACGACCCGAGGCGTCGGCTATTTCGTGAGGACGGCATGAGCATCGTCATCGGCAATCTTCGCTATGCCGATCCGCATGGCATGCTGATCGATATGGATGTCACCCACGACGGCGAAACCTTCCCCTTCACCTATGCGCCAGACGACGACGCGCCGCTTTCGAACGAGGTCCGCGCGCTGCTGCAAGGCAGCACCTTTGTGGTCGATGCCTACGCGGAGCCCATGCCGGATGTCGCGGCCTTGCGCGCCTATGCCGCGACGGCACGCTGGCGCAAGGAGAATGGCGGCATGACGATCGGCGGCCTTACTGTCGCGACCGACGACCGCTCGAAGGCGCTGATCCAGGGCGCCTATCTGCAGGCGCAACGCGATCCGGCCTTTACCGCACAATGGAAAACCGCCTCGGGCAGCTTCGTGACCATAGGCGCTACCGAAATCGAAGCCGTAGCGCTCGCCGTCTCAGCGCATATTCAGGCGTGTTTCGCCAAGGAAGCCCAGGTCGCCCAGGATATCGACAATCACGTCATCGATAGCTTTGCGCAGATCAATGCCGCCTTCGACGCGCTAACCTAAGTGTGCGGCGGAGCTGGCACTGTCGCTAAAGTCGATTGCCGACCGTCAGGACCGGCGGCAAGCGATCTAGACGCCCTTTTTGGCTGGGTTGCGTCACGCGCTCCTGAAGCACGCAGGTCAGACGATACGATTGCCGCGCCGTTTAATGGAAAGGGATCGTATTTGTCGGCTTCCAAATCCGGGTCGCTAGACTCGCGATTTCGCGGTCAAGGTTTCTACACTCGGCCGCAAGGCGGGACTGTTCAAGCGCGGCTGCACAACCCACGCTCTTTGACGCCTCCACATCAAGCTTCGCCGATGAAGCTTGAAGGAAAGCCCTCAATTTCGTCAGGTACTCAATCCGGTGAAGCATAGAGCCTTCCGTCTAGCAGGAATGCTAAGCCCAATTCTGTAGACAATACCCACACGTTCTTGTGAACACAGCGCAAAATTCGCGCGCAAGCATGCATCAGCAAGGGCCGCCAAGCGCGGCCCTTTTCTTTTCCAGACTTTGCAGCGGAGACAGTTCGATGTCCTCTCCCACGTTCGGCATTTCGATCACGCGGGTCGATAACCAGCCGCGGCCCGCGATCGTCAGCGACATGTCCGTGGTCGGTTTGGTCGGCACCGCCCCGCAGGCCAACGCGGACACCTTTCCGATCAACACACCGGTCGTCCTCTACAGCGACGATAAATCAAAGCTCACCGCGCTCGGTGTGATCGGAACGCTCCCCGACGCCATCGAGGGCATCAACGCACAGCTCGGCGAATTCCAGGTCGCGGCACTGGTCGTGATCGTGCGGATCGAACAGGGGGCCGATATCTGGGCCACGATCGCCAATGCGATTGGATCGTCCGCTCAAAAAACCGGCATCTGGGCCTTCACGCTCGCGGGTCCCGTGCTTGGCGTGATCCCGCGCCTGATCGCGGTGCCGGGCCTGACCTCGCAGCAATATCAGGGACTCGGGTCGCTGGTGCTCGGCACGCAAGGGACAAACCTGACGCAGGCCCCGGCCGTCGAATTTTCAGGCGGGGGCAACGATCCGGGCAAGATCCTGCCAGAAGCCCATGCCGTGCTCGGCGAAGGCGATAACGACGGCAAGGTAGTTTCACTCATCGTCGATAATCCAGGCGCCCATCTCTCCGGATTGCTCACGGTGTCGTTTTCGGGCGGCGGCGACGATCCGGACAAGGAGCTTCCGACCGCAACCGCGGCCATCGAAATCCTTGCCAACCCGGTCTGCGCCGCACTCACGCCGGTGCTTGAAAAGCTGCTTGCGGTGGCCGCGCTCGACGGCCCGGCCACGACGCAGCAGGCCTATACAGACTGGCGAGAGACGATGCAGAGCCATCGCCTGATCCCGGTCGAAACCGCGGTGAAGGTCGGGGTCAATCCGATCGTAAAACCGGCCTCGCCCCGGGTGATCGGCATTGCGGTGCGCCGCGATCACGAATTCGGCGGCCGGCCCTTTCATTCCTGGGCGAACCAGCCGGTGCAGGGCATCATCGGCCCGAACCGTCCGATCGAGTTCTCGCTCACTGACGGAGCGACCGAAGGCCAGGTCCTGCTCTCGCAAAATGCCGGCATCGTGGTGCGTGGCGAAATGGGCGTCGAAACGGCCATCGCATCCGGCGGCTTCGTCTATATCGGTACCGACAACTGCTCCGAAGATCCGCTTTGGCAATTCTACCATATCGTGCGCGGCCGCGATTTCATCCACTTGATGTTCCTGCGCACGCTCCGCGGTTTTCTCGGCCGGCGTAACATCGACTACGGCACGGTGCAGGACGTGCTCGATACCATGCGGTTTGCCCTGCGCGACCTCAAAGCGGACGGCGACATCATCGACTACAAGGTCGGCTTCACCCGCGATCAGAATTCGCCCGAGCAATTGCGGCTCGGCAAGTTCACCGTGGACTTTGCCGCGGAAGAGCCGCCGGTGCTGCGCCATCTCGGCATTCGCTCGGCGCGATACCGCGCTGCCCTGGACGTCCTCCTCGACGACTTGCTCTCACAGATCGATCTCGCCGCGTGACGACAGCGGCATTTCGTCAACATTTGCCGGTATAGGAGCGCCACGTGAGCACGCTATACGTTCTCGAAGCCGCCAATCTGTTCTGCGGTGATCACGATCCGAAGAATTCCAAGCACCTGACCCTGCAGGAGCTGAAGCTCCCTGCCCTCGAAGCGGACTATCAGGACCACATGCCGGGCGGCTCCAAGGTCGGCATCGAAATCGAGGTCGGCATCAAGAAGCTGGAGCCGACCTTCAAGCTGGTCGGCTTCGACCCGGAATTGCTGACCCAGTTCGGGCTCGGCTCGCGGATCAAACACATCTACACGGCCTATGGCGAAATCCGCGATCGCCGCACCGGCGCCTCGATCGAGCTTCGCGCGGTCATGGAGGCCCGCCTCGGCAAGATCGAAAGCGATGCTTTCAAGCGGGGCGACCTGATGGCGACCGATTATGCCCTGCACGAGGTCACCCATTACGAGGTCTATTTCAACACCGAAGAAAAATGGTTCTGGGATTTCTGGTCAAACACGCTGCGCATCAACGGCGCGGATGAAGGCCAGACTACGAACACCATCCTTCGCATTCCGCGCGCCGCGACCGCCGAGCGCTAAGGGGGAACATTTTTCATGACTGCGAAAACGCAAGGTCCTCAGGCCGTATCGCAGGCCGCAACCTACACGCTCCTGTTCCCCGTCACCTACCGGGACGCCGCCGGCAGCGAGGTCACGGTCGCGGAATTGAAGCTCCGCCGGCCTAAAGCGAAAGACATGCGGCTTTTGGAGCGGGTCCAGAATGAGGGCGGCGGCGATATTGCCGCTTCACTCGCCCTCCTTGCTGCGATCAACGGTCTGCCCGAGGCCGCCATCGACGAGCTCGACGCCGAGGACGTCTTGGAGCTTTCGGGAGTGCTGCTCGGTTTTTTGCCGGAGAAGCTTCGCCGCAAGGATGGCGAAGCGTCATAGCCGAAACGGCGCATATCCTCGCAACCCCGATCACAAACCTGCTCGACATGGACTGGGCCGAGGTCTGCGCCTGGCACGAGGAAGCCGCACGGATCGCAAAGGCCAATATCGGACGATAACCCGCAATGCCTGATCTCACCTCGCGCTTGGTCGTGCGCCTTATCGACGGCGTGTCCGGACCGGCGCGGACGGCGGCGCGGTCTCTCGCCGCTTTGCAGGCAGCCGGCCGGGCCACTGTCGCGCTCGGCACCGCCAAGCAGATCGCGGCAAACGCAACGGCGCTCCAACGTCATACCCAAGCGATGGCAACCGCTGTTTCGGCGCCGATGGCGATCATCGGTGCGATCGGGGCAAAAACCGCCTTCGAGTTCGAGAAGGCTGGCAACATGCTGGAGGCGCTGGGCGAAGCGACCGCCGCGCAACGCCACGAATTCGAGAAGATCGCGAACGTCCTGAATGCGAAATATCCGCAGAGCGCCACAGAGATTATCCGCACCGGCACCGAGCTTCTGAAAGCCGGTCTCGACTGGAAGCAGATGCTCGGCGCCATGGATTCGACGCTCGCGACCGCGATCCTGGGGGACATGAAGCCGTCGGACGTGGCAACGATCATCGCAGCCTCGCTGAATGCCTTCCAGATGCCGAAGGAAACCGTCGAGCAGGCTACCCGCTCGACCACAACCGTAGCCGACCGGATTTCATACGCCGCGGTCAGGACCACGGCCTCGCTGCGCGACATGGGCGAAATGTTCAAATATGTGGCGGGCGCGGCGGGTGCGACCGGAAGCACCATCGACGACGTGACGGCCATCGCCATGGCCTTCGCGCAGAACAAGGTCGTGGGCTCGGAAGCAGGCGTTGCGCTCCGCTCAGCGATCGTGCGCATGGTCCGAATGCCGAAGGGCGGGCTTGCCGCCTTGCAGCGCGCTGGACTCAACTTGAACGACTACATCCAGGGCAAGCAGCAAATCACCTCCAACCGGATCATCTCCG